GTACTGAGCGTCAGCTGCTGACTAAAGAACTCACCGCTGCTGTGCGATGGCCAGCACCATCACGCCCAACTCCCACTGATCGGCCACATGCTCGCTGTGGCTGGCACCCCACTCGCCCCATCCGCAGGTGCACTGACCGGCGTCCATCCGTTGGTGGTAGATCAGGGTCTCGATCAGCACTGCTCTCAGTGCCTCGCTGATCGTCACTGTCGACTCCTATCCGGTGATGGTCAGCGAGGTCTAGACCGACGCATCACCGGCAACAGTAGTCACTTGGCTGACCTGTTGCATCGGGCGTGAGAGGGGGCGCGTCCCCCATCAACGTGGTCGAGATCCCACTCGCCGGTGATGGGGAGCGCACATCTGGCACAGAGGACTTCTCCAGTGGCCACGATCGGTAGCCACGCCTTGCGCTGCTGCTCGTGCTCGTAGCCGTACAGCGCTCGCTTGCGTGAGGTGTAGCGCTGATGCTCACGCCTTGCTCGACATCCACGGCAACGACTCGCTGTGCTCGTGGCACCGCAGTCGAGGCATCTCGTGGTCGCTCCGTTCACTGAGCTGAGCCTATGACAGCGAACGAGGGCCTGGCGCTGAGTTGATATGCCGAGCGCCAGACCCCCGTTCGAAGCCTCGGGGAACAACGCAAGTAACCCGAGGTCGTTCTCAGAGGGAGCCTGTGGAGGTACACCTCTGAGGAGGCCCACAGTACGCCTCTGCTCAGTCGATTGGTATGGCCTCATATCTGTTTGATGAAGCCATATCAGGCGAACAGTCGACGAGCCTCGTCGATCGAGTTCTGCTCGATGGTGTCCTTCGAATAGCGAGAGATCATCGCTGTCGTCTTCCAGCCAGCGGTCGTCATCAAGCCGGTCTCGGAGCCGCCTCGCTTCATCCACTCGCCGGCGAAGCGACGACGGAATGCGTGGGCGCGAACGTCCACTCCCGCTTCCTCGCCACGTCGAGTCAGCATCTGTGACAGAGCGCCTGCTGTGAAGGTGCGCGTCCCGCCAACGGTGCGCTCCGAGAGCCACACGCCTGTCTCATCGTTGCGATGGTGTGCCGAGGCCCTCAGGTAGCGCAGCACCGCTCCAGCCGCATCGGGATGCAGTGCCACCGTTCTGATGCCGCTCTTGGTCTTGCTCTTCGGCACGTAGACCACCTCACGCTCTAGGTCGAGGTCAGCGAGTTGCATCTCGGCCACTTCTTGCCGACGCATGCCGGTGTGAGCGAGCACGAGCAGGATCGCCTTGTCGCGAGCGTGTGCCCACTCGACCGAGCTGCCGATGACCTTCTTGATCTTGCACGTAGCGATCAGCTTGGCGAGATCGGCATCAGTTGCTGTCGGTGCGTTCTGCACCTCTGGCTCTGCTGGCAGCTTCAGCCGCTTGAACGGATTGGGGCACTGGTCGTCATCTTCCAAGTACTTGCCGTAGGCCTTGATCGCTCGTGCAGCCCATCGAGCGGCATGCCGTGAGCTGACCTCCAGCTCGGCCACGTACTCGTCGGCGCTCTCTAGGGCATTGCTCTGGTTGCCAGTTTGCTCGCACCAAGCGAGGTACTTCCTCATCTGATCGAGGTAGGTGTCGAGCGTGCCCTGCACGAAGCCTGACCTGGACCATTGGCGCTTCCAGCGTGTGATATCGGCGTTGAAGTTGTTGTTTCCCGTCATGTGTAGAGATGTTAGCGGGCATAACTCTAGATATGAAATCATCCCCTAGACGAGAACAGGCCAGGGGCCATTTCTGGCCTCTGACCTGGTGTTTAGTGGGCGCAGAGGGGCTCGAACCCCCGACCTATGCCTTGTAAGAGCTGCATAAGGTCGGATACCGATACGGCCTGATATCTACGATGGGCGGTGACGAGGGGCCTGAAAAGGGCACCTCCGCCTAGCCAGGCACTCAGCCCCTAACAAGCGACGTCTGGCAGGCCCCTCGTCTTCTACGATCTGGTGATGGAGGCCAAGTACCTCGACCGCTTCATGGCTCGTATCGACGACCAGCTGCAGTGGACCGGGGTGGGCACGACGTGCCTCGTGCCCGAGCGCCGTGAGGTGTGGGTCGTGGCGTGGGAGTTGTTCGTCGGTCCCTTCGACGACGAGCGGATGACGATCCTGCCGTGCCCCGAGCGTGCGACGTGTTGCGATCCGCATCACCTCACTGCGGTGTGGATCGATGCGCCAGACGAGTGGGCACCACCGAAGGTCACCTCGACGAACAAGCCCGGTGGCCATCCGCAGAAGCTGACCGACGCGCAGGTGTACGAGATCCTCTGCGACGATCGTAAGTTCAGAGAGATCGCAGCGACCTATGGCGTGACGGTGTCGACGATCAAGGGCATCAGACAGCGCAAGATCCGACGGTGGGTGCTGCCGCCAGCGGGCTACGAGTTGAAGCCCAAGGGTCATCCGGTCGGCTACTGGCGAGACCATCCGCCAGACCCTGACAAGTCACCGCTGTGCTCGGTGCCAACGTGCGGGGCGCGAGTCGCCAAGCGAGGTTGGTGCGGTGCTCACTACATGCGCTGGCGAGAGCACGGCGACATCCAAGCCGACGTGCCGGTCAGGGGTCGGCTCAGCCGATGATGATGTAGAGAGTCTCTTCGTCCTTCGGATCGAGGACGTCGAACTCGGCCTGCGTCATCGAGTCCCACTGGCCTGGTGGCCCTGGCGGTCCTTGGGGGCCGACGAATACCGGAGCGACGACGACTTCGTCACTGGTGACGTAAGCGGTCACCATCGGATCATCGGTCGTCGAAACGAGTGTCGTCATCACTCCGGTATCGCCGTCGACGAGAGTCGTGATGTCACTCATCTCGTCACATCCTGCGTCACGGTCACCTTGCCTCGGTACCAGGTGCGTGCCTGAGCGCCAGGAGCGGTCTGCTGCAGATCCCATCCAGCCTCGTCGACACCGAGCAGCGAGCGCACCTCATCGCCGGTCAGTGAGATCGTCACCTTGCCGTCGAGCGCTTGGCTCTGATCGATGGTGAAGGCCACGAGTGGATCGTCGTTGGTGATCGGCGCTCGTACTTGCGCAGCCCACTCACCATCCGCCGGCCATGGCTCGCCGGTCGACTTGTCGACGAAGGCGAACTGCAGAGCGAAGCCGTCGCCTGCGTACAGCTTGAGATCGAGGGCCACTGGCCCAACGGTGATCGTGCTCATCGCTGAGTCCTTTCAGAAGGTCGCCAGACGTAGCCGTCGAGGTCGGGCACGCTGGAGTAGTTGAGACCGAGGTGCGGGCTGAGCACGCAGTGGATGACCACCTTGGCCACGCCGTACTCGATGGCCAACGAAGCGTGCGATGCCGTGGTGTCGGTGACGTAGCGCTGACGGATCTCTAGCACCTGAGCGATCGTCAGCTTGCGCTTCCAGAAGATGTAGAGATGATCGGGGTTGATGCACCTGCGGTTGTCGCACAGCTGGCCGACAGCCATGCCGTCAGGGATCAGGCCGACGTGTTGCACGTAGGCGAGGCGATGCACGTACTCGTCTTTGCCGCGCACCTTCATCCTGCCGTAGCCGTCCTGCTGGCACCAGCCGTTCCAGATGTGGCAGTCGTCGACGACGGTGTAGTTCTGCAGCCGCTCGGCAACGGTGGCCACTGGTCGTGGATGGGCGACGTATCGCTGCGGCAGCTCGCTGATGAGCACTGGTGGCGTCCACTCGCTGCGTGGGCCGAAGTCACTCACGACAGGTAGGCCTTGCCGGTGAACGCAGCCGAGAAGATGATCCTCACTTGGTTGATCGTCAGGTGCGTGATGTCTCCCTCGACGGTGGTGCTGCCGCTGTCGACGACGGTCACGTTCGGGTAGTAGCCGAGGTTGTGGGTCACGATCCACGTCGATGCCGGTGTCGCTTGGTCGTGCACGTAGCCGGCGCCGCCAGCGCCTCCTCCACCGCCACCAATCAGCGAGGCCATCGTCACCCACGCTGTGCCGGTCCACACCGTCAGCACGCCACCGTCGAGGCGGATCTCACCGAAGTCGAGCGCTCCCATCAGTGGGCCTTGATGACGTAGTTGATCGCCAAGAATGCAGGCGTGGTGTCGAGCGCCGCTGCCGTGCCGGGTCCGTTGCCCGAGACACCACCGGCGAGTGGTGCGACCGTGACGCTGAAGTCGTGCTGGTGGTCTTGGCCTCCAGGCCCTGTCGATGTGGGCGGCAGAAGCATGTAACCAGAGCCGGTGGCATTGATGCCTGCGGGTGACGTGCCGGGGAACGGGTCGCCAGAGGAGATGAGTTTCACATTGGCGGGGAGTCCAACCATGGTCTGGTGGTTGTGGGCACCGGAGCCACCGTGGAGGCGGTCGACTGCATCGCCGGTCGAGCCGCTGCCAGCGCCGTGGCCGTGGTCGATGGTGTGGGCGTGTGCCGGAAGGTTGGCGGCAGCGAGGGCGCGAGCGTTGGCTCCACCAACGGTGCCGATCGCCTTGGTGCCGCTCTGGCCGATGGCCACTCGATCCGATGCGTTGGGCAGGACCAGTGATGCGCCGCTCTTCCACGTCGCTGGCACCACGAGCCACAGATCTGGATAGAGAGTCTGAGCGTTGGGCACGACCTGACCGGCGAGCATCAGCCATCCGGTCGGCGCTGCCACGGCGATCGTCTGCACGATCTGACCGGCAGGCGCGCATTGATTGATCGCTGCCTCGATGCGATCGACGTGAGCGGCATTCCAATAGTTCCCATCGATGAGGCCAAGCTCGATCAGTGCCATGAGTACCTCACGTCCATCTGTCCTCGTCCCAGTGGCCGATGTCCCACTTCATCGGCTCGGGGTGGAACCAATGCGAGTCGGCCTCGATGTCGAGGCTGAACGTCGCACGCCAGTAGATGCCTGCAGCTGCCACGGTCACGTCGTGCTCGATGGCGCAGATCGCATAGCTGTCGAAGATGACAGCGCCGTGGTCGATGGTCATCCGATCGGTGATGTCGCTCTCGACGATCATCCGTGATTGGTTGACGCCTTGGCCACTCTCGACGGCGAAGGTCACCGGGCGGTAGGTCTGCCGAGCACGAGCCAGCATGCCGTTGGCGACTCGCTGTAGGTCGGCATCGCCAGCCTCAGCGACGGTGATCAAGTCGGTGCGCTGTGTCGAGCGTCGTTGGTATCGCTCGGCCATCCCGACGTTGCTGTAGGTCACCACGGTGCCACCTACTCGAGCCAGATCGACGGAGCTGAGGATGCGGTCGTCATCGTTGGCGGTGACCACCGAGTCAGGGTCTTGGTCAGGGCGCTGGTAGGTCCATTGCAGGCCTCTGCCGGTGGCTCGGTCTCGGATGACGATCTCGCCGTGCTTCGACGAGTACACGACACAGTCGACCGAGTCGACGGTGCGGTACAGCTCGGTCAGCACGTCTTGGGCGAAGTCGGTTGCCTGATACGTCGCTGCCACTGCGGTCTCGATCTCGGCACCGAAGACCCAATCGGCTTGATCCATCAGTCGGTCGACTCGTTGGGTCAGGGTGTCGCCGCCACCGACCACGCCATCGAGTGCATGGTCGTCGACGGCGCTCAGCAGGCTGATGTTCTCCCAAGCGGTGATGTCGACCCACTCGTAGGCGTTGAGTCCCACGCACGATTCATTCCACGACACCGTCGTGCCGGTGATCTGCGTGATCGTGCTCGTGCCGTCGCCGCAGACGACTCGCACCATCGTGCCGGGACCGAAGAAGGGCGACTGCCACGGCGACCACTCGGCTCGGTTGTTGTTCAGCCTGATGTTCAGCTCGCCGGCGATCGGACGTGACGCTGGCTCACCGCCACGAGTCCAGTGGAGGCCCTCGCAGTCCTGCGTGACGTCGTGCCAACGAGGACCACCGAGCACGCCAGTGCCGAGCACGAACGTGCCGAGCAGACCTCCGATAGTGACGATGCCGACCTCGACGGCGAAGCGGTACGGCGCTGGATAGCCAGGGATGCCCATCGGCACGCCATGGCTCATATCGAGCGGCTCGTAGCAGAGGTCTTCGTAGATGGTGTCGGTCACGCAGCTCGACCTCCACGACGGTGGTACTCACGATTGGCCTTGGCCACAGCGAGCGGCGAGATGCCTGGCGGGAAGTGCTGGATGATCGTGGGACCGCCACCGCCACCCAAGCCACCGGCACGATTGATCAGCTCAAGGAACTGATCCCATGGTGCGACGATCTCGGGCTGACCAGCTTCGGCCACGGTGATGTTGGTGCCGCCCGGTCGTGGGAAGAACAAGCCGCCCGATGCCTGCGGTCCCTTGTAGCCGGGGATCTGGCCACCTTTGGCGATGATCCCCTGCTGCGTGACCGACAAGGTCGTGTTGATGTTGGTCGGGATGTTCTGCAGGTCTTTGATGTACTCCTCGATGGCCATGCGCAACGGTGAGCCGGGAGCGAGCGTCGATGCCGTCAGCGTCAGCGAGTCGATCTGGCGATCGATGCCATCCTTGGAATCGAGCGCCGCTCCATTGAGGGTGGCGTAGGCACCTGACTGATCGAGGATCGCACTCATCGCATCGTCGGTCGCCGCCTCGACATCTTCCTGCTTCGACGTGTGATCGTCGAGGACAGTGTTGTAGTTGGCGACAGCATCGTCAGCGTCTTTGGTCGCCTGTCGATATGCGTACTTGGTGTCGACAGCAGCACGCTCGGCCGAGGTGATGTCCTCTTGCTTCTGACGCTGCCGCTCCAGCTGGCTGGTGAGGTGGTCGCTGGCGCTCTTGAGTGCGTCGGTCGCCTTGGCGACGTCGTCGGCTGAGTCGGCTGCTTCGTTGTTGCCAGCGGTCAGTCGTGCGTTCTCGCGGTTGAGTTCTTCTTGCGCTGGCGTCAGCTGGATGACGCTGTCGTAGACACCGTCCAGCTTCTCCGATGTCAGGCCGTAGTCCTTGACCAACTTCTGAGCGGCAGGGTCGCCAAGCTCGGCTTGATGGATCAACTCACGCAGCTCGTCGATGACGCTGCGCAGCGCCTCGGGCGACTCCTTGCCTATCTTCTTGAAGGTGTCGTTGATGCCATCCCAACGAGAGTCGAAGAGGTCGGTGCTCAGCCGTGCGAAGAAGCCGTGCGACTCATCCGCAGCCTTCGACATGCCGTGCAGCTCGTCACCGATCTGCTTGACGGTGTGCTGCTCGGCAGCGGTGAAGAAGTCCTTGAAGGCCTCCGTTCCGCGGTCGATGCCGAAGGCCAAGTTGATGAAGCCGTTGGTCGCATTGGAGATGACGGTGATGCCCTTGGCGAGACCGATGAGTACCGGCGATGCCTTGGCGAACATCTGACCGAAGGCCAGCTCGACGTCCTTGAGCGCATCGCCCAGTTGGTCCTGAGCCAGCCGCATGGTCTCGGCTGTCTTGGCCTCGCCCTCGTTGATCACCTGACCCTTCTCGACGGTGTCGAGCATCGACTGGTACTCGTCCTTGGTGTGGCCGAGGATCGGTGTCAGCGACTGGTACCCCTTGCCGAACAGCTCTTGACCGATGCGTGCTTGCTCGGTGGCGTTGTCGACCTTGGAGAGGGTGTCGAGTGCGTCGAGGAGGATGTCGTTGGTGTCACGAGCATGGCCACCGGCATCACGAGTCTCGATGCCGTACTTGGCCCACTTGGTGTCATCCATCGTCTTGGCGATCTTGCCGAGACCTGTCTGCAGGGCCTCGGCTGACACTTCGAAGTCGTCACCAACGGCGATCCATCGTGACGCCTGCTCGACCGACAGGCCGGTGGCCGTCGACAGATCGATGGCCGACTTCGCTGTCTCGGTGAACGCACCGACCGCCTTGGCACCGAAGCCGACGAGTGCGGCACCGGCACCGACAGCCATCAGTCCAACGTTGGCCTTGACGGTGTCGAAGGCGCTCGATGCACCTGACTTGAACTTGCCGGTCGTGGTCTCTGCCTCAGCGACCGAGGTCTTGAAGTTGTTGATGCCGGTCTTGGCCGAGTCGGTGACGACGTCGACGACGATCTTGATCTTCTCGGTGAAGTTAGCCAACGGAGAACACCTCCTTGAGTTGCTTCTGCACGGCCTCGTCGTACCGCTGTGGCGATGACTTCTGGATGCGCTCAGTCGCCTTGGTCAGTGAGTGCTTGGCGCTCGTGCGACCGATGCCCATCGGCTCGCTCTTGGTGAACGTGCGCGGTCCCCACGGCGTCTTCATCCGCACTCGACCTCGGCGCTTGGGAGCCTGCGTCGGCTTGCGGCCGTGCTCGGCCACGAGCCATCCGCCGGCGGGTCGAGGATTCATCACCACGCTCATGCCCTCGACTTCGAAGCCGCTCTTGAGTGCACCCATGCGCTTCCAGCCGCTGTAGCGAAGATCACCACCGACCGCATGCTCGGCCTCGTTCTGCAGATCCTTCTTGGCCTGCACGCCGACATCGGTGAGGGCAGCCTTCGACCCAGCAGGGCCAAGGGCATCAGCGACCCTGCTGAACTTTGCCTGGAGAGCTGCGAACTCTCCAGCCACGTCAGGTTGTGGCCTTGGTCAGCGTGCCTGCCTTGATCGGGAACGTCTGCGACTGGCTGCGCAGCTGGCCGACCGTGCCACCGATGTCGAGGCCCAAGATCACCGCCGTGCCGCTGTACATCGGATTGGTCGCTGAGACCGCACCGGGGTCGAGGGTGCCCTCGAACATCAGCTCCGAGGTGGCCGACTCGATGGCCTGTTCGAACAGATCGAAGGGAGCCTCGGCACTGAGGTCGGAGAAGAAGTCGATGATCAAGTTGTCGCTCTCGGCGCCTGCAGCGACAGAGGCCTGGCCGGTGGCCAGCGTGCCGGGGATGGCGATCGACTCACGAAGGCGCTGCACGGTGAGGCGAGTGACCCACGCCGATACATCGGTGTCGGCTGTGATTACTCCCATCATCAAGTTGCCCTTCAATTGGGTGAGGCTCATGGTGTCTCCTACTTGGTTCGTAGCTGGAAGTTGTGATCGCAAGCCAGCACTTGCGTGGTCTCTCCGAACGAAGCCGCTCGGATGTTGTCGACGTTGATGAAGGCCACATCCACCCACTGGATGCGTGTGGCGTTGAGGATCGAGTTGGGTATCTGCAGCGTCGAGATGAAGCCGCTCAGCTCCTTCTGTGCGACGTCCTCGTCAGCTCTGCTGACGCACAGCGTCAGAGTGATGTCGAGGGTGCACTGACCGGCGCTCGACCACTCACGCATATCGCTCGGCATCTGCGCGTACAGGCACGGCAGCTCGGGCGAGTTGGGTACGTCGTGGTAGAGGGCAAGGCCCTGGTCGGCACACGCACCGACCAGAGCCTTCTTGAGCGCCTGCAGATCCATCAGCCCACCACGAAGTTGGCGAACGGGTCGAGCATGCGCTCGATGTCGCTGTCGAAGCGAGTGATGCGGATCGCACCGAACTCGGAGTTGGCGATGACGCCCTCTGGAGATGACTTGCGCTTCCAGATACGGGCGCACTGCATCGTCACGGCGAGGTCGTAGTCAGGCTCGTCGAAGTCGGGAGCGGTGTGCGTCTTGGCGACGTTGGCCGTGACCGCATCGACGACGATGGCCATCGAGTCGAGCGCGGCTGCAGTGGGGTTGGTCGTCCCCATCCACGCAAAGACCGATGCCGCATCAACCATCCTTGGATGCCGCCTTCTTGGTCGCTGCCTTCTTCGGCTCGACTGACTCGTGCTCGTGGCCTGGCGGGGTCTCCCCGACGGTGTGCTCCACCTCGACGTTGCGCGGCGGTCGGTCGGCTTCCCACTCCATCGCACCGTCGTCGTTGATGACGTATTGGCCCATGATCAGACCATCGCCACGAAGCCGGATGCGTATCCGAAGATCGCCGCATAGCCGCGATAGCCCATCACCACGCCGAGGTGCGAAACGTCGGGCGCTGTGATCAGACCCTTCACGTTCTCGTAGGACTCGACGAGACCGGATGCGCCGACGATCCTCGTGTTGGCTGGCAGCGTTGGGCCGACGACGATCTGCAACGGCATGCCTGCATCGTTGAGCGCCTGACGGATGAGGCTCATCGCGCTGACGTTGGTCGTCGTGTTCGACAAGCCGGCGAGTGCGAGTGCCGCATCCATCGACAACCACAAGGTGTCGGCCTGGCGCTTGCTGTCGGTGTAGACGATGCCGATGGCCGTCGTGATCGAGCTGATGATCGTGCCGACGTTGGTGGCCGTCCATGGCGTGGTCGGTGCAGCTGCCAACGTCGTCAGAGCGGTGACGGCTGCGGTCTCGGTGACTTCTGCGTACATGTCGACGAAGTCCTGCACGACGAGCTGCATGGCCGAGGGGTCGGTCCAATCGACGTCTTGCTCGCTCAGCTCCAGCACGCCTCCGAAGGTGCGCTTGGTGACGGTGTCAGAGGCGATCGTCATCTTCCGCGACACAAGCTCGTCCAGCTCGGCTGCTTGTTCAGCGATGTTGACCCTCTGGGTCACTCGTGGGCGAGTGAAGGTCTTTCCAGAGGCTGGCATCGGGCGGCTGGTGAACGAGTTGAAGACCGGCCGACGAGAGTCAGCGAACTTCATCACCGGGCCGATGATCGGCACCGGCATGATGCCGACGTTGTCGGCCGTGGTCTGACCGGCGACGGCTCGCATCAGCAGATCGGTGGCCTCTTGGTCGCCTTGCTTGCTGCGGATGTGCAACGACATCCACTCGCCCACCGTGAGGTCGGGCGCAGGGGTTGCCGGTGCGGTCGAGCGGGTCGTCAGTTGCTGCGGTGCGACACGAGCGAGCACTGCCGCAGCAGCGTCCATCGAGCCGACCTTCGAAGCCTCTGCCTCGATCTCGGGGAGCAGGGTCTCGGCTCTCGCATAGAGAGCGTCGACGTCCTTCTGCTCTTGGTCGCTCAGGTCTCTGTTGCCTGACTGAGCCTTGGTCTCGATGACGTTGATGCCATCGCGGATGTCTGCATGCTGACGCCGAAGGGCGTCGAGTCGAATACTCACGGATCTACCTCGTAGGGATCTGACGTGAGGTGCTCGCTAGGTGATGTCCCTCGTTCCGGCGTCCTCGTAAAGGAGGTGGTTACTGTCAGGGACTCGGCGTAACTTGCGGCCTTGTCGAGGGCGATCTTACACCACTGGCAAGAGCAGTTTCCGACGTCGCAGCGCATCGAGGCGAGGTGTGCCCTCGCTTCTGACGCTGAGGATCTTGGTGCCCTCGTGCTGGCCGACTCGTGCCAGTGACAGCTCCTCGATGGCGACCTCGGTGCGTCGAGTCACTGGTCCTCGTGGGTCCGATCGAGTGAGGTGACGCAGCGATCGGAAGCCGAGCGACACGTCGGTCAGCTCACCTTCGTGGACACGAGTGAGGGTCGCCTCGGCGTAGTGCGAGTCGGTCATCCGTGCTCGGAAGATCAGCCCCTCGGCCGACTGATGGAAGGTGGTCTCGCCCACCGATCCACGCAAGTGCTCGTGCTCGACGAAGAGCGCACGGTAGGCCCTCATCTTGATCGTGTTGACCGTCGAGCGTGGATCGAACTCTTCCCAGTAGCGCTCGGCCATGCCGGGGTCGAGGACTTGCGAGGGGCGGTCGTAGCCGATGGCGATGCCTTCCAAGTTGCGACCATCGCCGGTCACTTCGAAGTCGGCTGATCTGATCAGTAGGTCACTCATTGGGCACCTCGGTTGATATCGGTCCTGAGTTGAGCGCAGGGGTATCGGGGGCTATCGGAAGGACGTTTGCGACGGGTGGCTGCAAGTCCTCCTTGGGAGCCGGTGGTTTGCCCTCGATGGCCCTTGTCTCATCTTCGGTCTCCAGACCGATCTGTTGGGCGAGCGCGTGGGCTTCGTAGCGCTGCATGGTCGTCGAGCGGAGGAGCGCCTCGACGTTGCCCCTGACGAAGTTCTTGCCAGGGATGAGTCGAGACCACGCTTGCTCGATCGGAAGCATCACTGGCGTGTAGGCCTCGGCCACTCGTTCCAAGATGTTGTCGGCGCGGTTGGCGTAGGTCAGGCCAGAGCCACCGACAGAGGCATCGAGGTCGGATGGATGCAGGCCGAACATCAGAGCGATCTGTGCGACCGTCAGCTGCTGGCTCTCGATGAATTGCGCATCGTCGGCATTCCAAGTGATCGGCGTGTACTCCATCTTCTGACCGATCACCGCGACGGAGCGATG